GGCCGACATCGTATTTGACGTACAGCGACGCGAAGGATACCGGTTCGAGCTGGACGACATCGTCGAAATCATCCGGTACACGGTTAGAAAGGCCGATCTGAACCACAAGGAGGCGGATTACGTTCCGCTCCTGTTCGAGAACGAACTACGCGACCATGTGATGCGCGAAAGAATCAATGAAATGGGGAGGAGAAACTTATGTGCGAGATCTGTATGCACAGCCCTTGCTTGAGTGGCTGCCCGAACGCTCCGGACCCGACGCCGGTGGCGCACTGCTGCTCCTGCGGAGAACCGATTATTCCCGGCGACGAGTACGGCATCATAGACGGTGAGGCGTGGTGC